GAAACCCGGGGCGGTTCATTGTATCGTCATTGATATAACTGCCATCTTGAGCAAGCTGGTCTTTGAAGTCAGGACCAAACTGATCAGGGTCATACTTCAGCACATTCGGAAAATAGAACTGCTGAGAACCGCACGCATCGTATACAGCCATAGAATGGCCTTGCACAGTTACGAACTTGGCAATCTGTCCGTTATATACCGGATATCCAGCAGCGTTAATGATGATTGGCTGTGCAACAGAAACGTGAGAGCCGTCTTCGTTTTCCACATAAACCTGAATCTGGTTTTCAGGATTTACAGGGTCAGTGTCAATTTTACCGATATAAATTTTGCCATTGGCAACCGCTTTAAAAGAACGCGCCATAGTGAAGAGTTGAGAAGGCATGCTCACTACAACATTGGCATTTATTGAATCTGTCATTTAATTTGCTCCAGATACAAGGAATCACCGAAGCATGGCTACGATGAATTTTGGGCATAAAAAAACCCAGCCGAAGCTGGGTTGTCGCGTTGGTTATCTGTCAGTAGTTATGTACTGAAGGAGGTAATTCTTTATTCTTAAGTCTCATCCATGCGGAAAGATTCGTTGGTCCGTCTGGCTCATTGATATCAACATCTCGTGCGTGATTGATTAAAACGTCTCTCGCCATTCCGATAACATACGAGAATTCATGACCGTAGTCGTAGCATCTGCCGGAATAGTTCGATTGAATTTGTTTTAATGCCGGATACAGTTCGCAGAATAATGCCTGTGAACGGTTAGCATAATCCCATAGCCATACAAGGCTGTTTGCTTCTTTTGCAGAAAGCTCGTTTGCTTTCTTCTCTTGTTTGCCGATAAACTCGCCTTCAAGCACTACCCTGTGGATGTACTCTACGGCCAGCGGGATTTGTTCAATTGAAAGTTCATCAATGCTGTCAATACCAAAACGCTGATGAACCATATTGTATGCATCGTCATAGCGAAGTCCTTTCTTTCCTACCAGCATGTTTACTGCATCGCGTAGCGCCGTTCTTTCCTCAACAGTGGTTTTCTTGCCTTTCACATACTCGCCATGTTTGCGAATTGAAGGTAGAACTTCTGCTGTTACCCACTTGCGGAATTTGTGCGGGACCGAACCTTTATTGACAGCATCGCGGCAGCGCAGAACCAATGTATACATACCTGATTCGCTAACAATGCTTAGATTCTGCTCACCACCAAGGGTGTAACTTAAAGTTACTCCCTTTTCATCGTCATCAAGTGCAGTAAGCGCCTTGCGTGAGTTAGTCAGGGTTAAAGCATCACAAACATCTTTTGCTACAAACCACGGCTCACCGCATTTGTTGATGACGCGGATTTCACTGTCGCCGAATTTGAAGATGGTGAAATCGTTTTGTGCCTTTGCTATACTTTTCATGTCAATATTTCCTAATCCGATTTGTTGATACCGAAGCCCTGACTGTTCCCGCAGTTGGGGCTTCAACTTTACGCGCCAATGCGCCCTTCCTTCTTAAAGCTTTCCATTACTCTCTGATAAATCTCAGAGTTAACAGACCGACCATTCTCTTCCGCCACCTTGCGTACCAAATCCAATACTTCTTTAGGCCACCGCAAATTGAACTGCGGCATCTTGCTCATTCCTTTCATATTCACCTCACAATATAGGTCCACCGTGGACCTATTGAGAATATAGTAGAGTGCTTCTATCATGTCAATACACTAACTTGGAGTGATGGCATGGCTAGAGATGATCCGCACTTTAACTTCCGTATGCCTATGGAAGTAAGGGAGAAATTAAAATTCAGGGCGGAGGCGAATGGGAGATCAATGAACTCCGAGTTGTTACAAATCGTCCAAGATGCTCTATCAAAACCATCGCCTGTGACTGGATATCGCGACGATGCAGAACGACTCGCTGATGAGCAGTCCGAACTTGTTAAGAAGATGGTGTTTGATACGCTGAAGGATTTGTACAAAAAACCCACCTGACGGTGGGTTTCATAATTAGATTTCTGGTTTCATTCTTCCAAAAACCTTTTCTATTCCTTTTTCGTATTCTTCTCTTGTCTCACTCATCGCTGCGACCCCAAGAAGCTTACCGATATGCTGACGCAAAGCCTTGACACCAATTTCAGAAAGGAACAGATGCAACTTATCAGATTGTTTTCCGTTCTCGTCTCGGCTGGCTCGAATCTGTTCAAGGATTTTACCTTTACTCTTTGCTAGCGGGGTGTATATCTGCATGTTGGTTAGCTGCCCAAAACGAATAGGCCGTCCTTTCTCTGGCCTATTCAGGCCGTACAGTCGATACCACTCCTCGTATAGCTCATCTGGAAATTCCTTTTCATATTGACGAGCCTCTTCACGAACAAACGCTTTGAACTCGTCAATGACAGCCTGAACTTCTGGACGATAACCAGCAAGCGCATACGCAACCCCCTTAATTCCCGCCTTAGCGGAGGCATTAATAAGTCTCTGTGCTGCGGCGGCTGCCTTTAACCGTGATTGTGGTAGATCGTCATTATCTTTGGCTTCTATTAGTGCCCTACCAATATCAACAATTGCTGTAATGTCATAACCTAACGCTTGATGAACGGTTTTAGACTTCGAAGTAAGTTGAAATTTATAGGGATTTTCCATTTTTCGCTGCAATTCTAGATCTCGGTATTTGCTCATATACTGAGCGCCAAGCAGTTGATCTAAATCCCTGGCATGTTCACCAATCCCTAGCAACTGAGATAATCCAGTTTTCGTAACAACGACAGTTTTCGACTCGTCATCCAGTACATAACATTCAGCATCAATGCCAAAATCATCTAAAAAGTTACCACGATGAGTTGCCCTGAGAATCTTACTTTTCCATCTTGCAGCAGCTGCTTTCTTTGCTATTTCAGAACGCTGCTCTTTAGTCAGCGACTTTGCGCGAGCGATCCCGCCCTTAGCTTTCCCTTCGCCACTTTTCTTTTCAGTCATAATGCAAGCACCTTTGTTGTGATTTATGCTTGCATTATATACACTGTGCACACATACAAGCAAGCATAAAACTAAAACAAAATGCTTGCATTACAACCGCGCTACTCCAACTACACATTATCATCTGGTATCCTGCTCAAAACTAAGGAGGTTGGTGTGAAGCAATTTCTTGCTGCTATGTTCTTATTCATATCTTTTGGGGCTACAGCAGAGTGCTGGGTCGTTGGAGATATGCGCGGAATAAGCTATTCAGAACGAAATAATTTCCATCCGGAAGAAGATGGTTTTAGTGGAACATTCATCATTAAGACAAGCGGTGAAGATGCCAGCATCACATATTCTGGGACAGATGCGGGCGGCATGGCTTACAAAGCATTGTCTAAAAACTCCATCATAGGAATCGGCGCGAATGGCGAAACTCAACGCGTTATCGACTCATGGGTAATACATCCTACTGGAACAGTTTTAATGTCAAAAACCATTTCCGGTTATGGAAATATGGATTCAACCAAAGCTTTTGTTGGAAAAGTAAAAAGAAAATGTTAGCGATTGAATCCAATTTCCCATACGTTACTGCTGTGTTGCCTCAGTAGCAAACAGCGGTCTGATGGCATTCGCAGCGTTATTTAGCGCTCTTTCATAGGCTGGTGTTCCTGCTTTGGTGTTTGCCAAACGAAGAAGCATATTCCTTGCGGCTTTGGACTCATACAAACGCATCATTGCACCAAAGCCAGCCTCAAGCCCCATTGATACTCCAAGAGTCGCAGTTGCGCCAATCGTCCTTATCCTGTTGGCTTGTGATTGCCCCGTCTGAGTTACTACATTTGCGGTGTCTGACCTTGCTGTTTGCTGTAGAACTTCATGAAGAGCATCAAGCTCTTTCATGTGCTTTCCAGAAAAAATAGTGTTGTAAATTTCACCGCCTGACTGAGATTTAAGCTTATTAACTTCAGTGATGAACTTGGCTGGAGAGTCACCGGCCTTTTCCGCTATTTTGCTGACGTAAGCTGCACGCATAGCATCTTTCCCTTTATCATCCAATGCGCTCCAGATTCGTTTCACGTCAGATGGCTTTCTGCTTAATACAACGGTATTTATAAGTTCAGGACTGGCTTCACTGCTTGCCTTGTTGAGCTTGTTAGCAATGTTTTTATTAAGCACCTTATTATAAACGTTTGCATAATCGGAATTTGCTTTAAGGTATTTTGCTGCGTCTGACGCACCGAGGTTTTTTGCAACTGCGTTACGAAGGTCTTTTGACATTGCATTCTCTACCATATTGGTAGCTGCTTTTGCCTGGTTGGGGAAGACCATAGAATCTCCCTGAACATTAGATCTAAATGCTGTTCTGTGCTGACGCAAGAGATCAAACGTAACATCCAAATCAGTTGCAGGGTTTGCTAATTCTTCACGTAGGTTACGCAAGGATGTAAGCAGGCTTTGATTGGCTGAAGTCCCAAGCCGTTCCTGTCTTGCGATCGCTGTATTCAGAGCATTCATGGTATTTGTGGTATCAACTGCGGCATTACCCATTTTATTGGTGACGTCATTGATAACAGCGCCAGCGGCATCCTTCCGCCCCCTTAACGTGGTGGTCAGAGATTTCACCACATCATCAGGGTTGTACTCACCAAAACGGTCAAAATAATTGCTTACCAGCTTACTACGCGTTGCATATTGCTCCGCTCTCTTTGAGCCTGTCCCGAGCAAAGCCCCCTCGGCATCCTGAGTAAGGCCGCGAGTGAAAGCATTTTTCGGCGGGATAACATCAGATGTCATTGGTGTCACGCCCATCGATTCTGATGTGGCAATTTTCTTCGCCACTTCTGGCGCAATATCACCTTTTATAGCCGTTATTCCACGCCCTATTCCCTTTGCTGCTGCGGAAAGAACCCCCTGAGCGGCAAGGTTAACTCCGGCGTTTCTTGCTGCATTTTGTGCGAAATCGCCTTTCTGATTTGCAGCCTCTGCCAGTGAGCCAATAGCCATGCTTCCTGCCGTTCCAACTCCTGGAACTAAATACCCACCAATTGTTTCACCGGCTTGCGCGTAGGGGTCTGTCGGTCTGTCTACTGGACGATAAACATCATCCAAAACCTTGGGTCCACCAAGCCCCTGACTGATTGCATTAATCAGACTTGCGCCACCCTGCAATACGTCAAATGGTATGTTTACCAGACCACGACCAGCCTGTTCTGCAATTTGCCCTGCACTTTGACCACCAGTGAGCCAATCGCCAGCTTGTTGCATCAATGATGGTTCTTCACGTGCTGGTTCATTGCTATCCTGGCTGACAGTTTGTTGCTGAACAGACTGTCCAGCAAAATACTCATCAATGGCAGATCCAATATCTTCCGTGCTCGTACCATCAGGGAAGGTAAATGTCTTACCGTTTGCAGTTACTTTCATCATTCCACCGTAAATTGAATGCCTGATTTTGAGGTATATGATCCAACCTGATTCCGTGGTTCTCCTGAAGGTGTCGAATCTTGCGCTGGTGCTGCGTCAGTATTCATTGACATATACCGCTTAACGGCACTCCCCAATGATTCACCTTTTTTAACATCCAACCCCAATATCTGACCGCCATTACGCGATTGTCCAGGGTTGCCATTCGCGCTCATCCACTCAGCTTTAAACTCATTAAACTGCGCGTTTCGTCGCTCAAGGTTTGCCATTGCATCAAGCCATCTTGCGACCGTCTCAGGGTTATCCATGTCAGTTGGCGCACCCTGTCGAACGATCTCAACGTCTTTATCCGTTGCTGGGCCGGGAGGTAGGAATTTAAGAACCTGACTGTTAACAAGGGCATTTTGGCGAATGCGCAAATCACGCAATGTCGTATCGCTTCCGGTAAGTTTTGCGAACATGTTCTGTGCGTTACCGAACAAACCTGTCGTTGGTTTTTCTGCTCTGAACTGTTGAGCAAGCGCACTCATAGAATTGGCTGAGTTTGATGATGCTGTGGCATTGTTTACAGCCGTCTCGATGCCTTTTTCCATGTTTACTGACAGCTTAGGTGCTTCGCTAATCAACTGCTGAGCCTTTTCCTGCGCTTGCTGCATCTTAAACCCGAACTCTTGCTGATCCAGAGCCAAGCGTTGTGCTGCGATATTGTGCCCAGTCATTGCTGACTGATAGGAAAGGTTTTGCCTTCTCGCCTGAAGTGCTTCACCAGCCTGATTGCTGCGGATTGTCTCTGCCAGCCTGCCTCGGTCAATTTCACGACCAGCCATCTTGTCCTGAACATTGAAGTAATCAATCGGACCAAGAGCAGCCATTCCAAGGTGATCAACAAACTCTGTGAAACCTTGTGGATTTTGCTGATACATTTTCGCCACATCCAGAGGGTCTACTCCGGCACGAGTAAGCTCAGATGAGTTGTTCTGCAACCATGACATCATGGCTTCTGGAGATGAAGCTGCGAGTCTGGCACTTGCTGCCAGTGTACCGACAGTGGAACGCTGGTCTTCATCGACAAATTTCATGCCGTTTCTTACAACGTCAAACTGCTCAGGATACTGTGATGCCAGTTTTCGCATTGCATCGCGGTCACCAGATGTATATGCATCAGCATAAGCCTGCTGAAACTCTTGCTGTCGATTCTGCTGATCCATCTGCTTATACATATCCATGACAGATGAAATGCCCTGCAAAGCCTGCAAGCCAACGTTATTACGTCCTGAACGCTCCATCTCGTTATTCTGTCGAATGTATGCAAGCGTGGCGTCTGCATCACTTGCTCTTGGAGCGTTGGAGTTCATGCCGCCTAACCCGGCAAGAAGCGCGCCTGAATTACCAGCCTGTTGCCATGTAGCCAAGAGACACCTCCATTAAAAAAGTGAACCAAGAAGACCGACGCCAGCACCAATTGCTGTACCCCAACCAGGCATGATTGCAGTACCTGCAGCTGCACCTGCTGCCGCTCCACTCAAGGCGCTCTGAAATCCTGATGGTTTATTCGCATTTGCTGCCGATGCTGCCGCCTGCTGTTGATACAATTGGCTGACATTGTTAGCGTAGTTCTGTCCGGCGTTTGCCTGACCTGTAAGAGCACCAAGGCCGATATTTGCCAGATTGTTGTAGTTGTTCATCTGACCTGAAAGCCAGTTTTGACCGAGTGTAGGTGCGATTGCTGCTAACTGGTTTCCTGTTGCTGTAGAGCCTAATCCACCCGTTGCCTCTGCTGCTGCCAGACTCTGATAGCGCGCCTGCCCTGCAAGGTCTTTATACTGCTGGGAGTTGTAATACTGGTTAAGCGCCTGACCTTGCCCCTGAAGAGAGGAAAGATTCTGCAACTGTGATACGTACTGCTGAGCGAGTGGCGTGAACGGTGCAAGGTTTTGCATGTTCGTCTGCCACATTTCACGCTGCAGTTCGATGCCCTTTTCAGTTGCGCGTGCCTGGGCTTTAGATCCGGAGTCGCTGCCGCCTTTCATATACCCATTCATGGGAAGCAATTTATTCTTGAAGCTTTCGCTAAGTACTAACATTTAATAGCTCCTCATATTTCGAACGAGGTAATTGATAGAGGGTGATTCCTACCGGTTTTCCGTTACTCATGTACGCATCATCAAGGTGACCAACACGGGTAGCGCCAAGCAAACGGATAATTGCCCGTCCGTATTTGGTGGTGTCAGGAACCATGGTGATGCTGTTAAGGAATGGTGAGTTTTCGAGAAGCCATCTGCAGAATAATCGATGCCCTTGTAGTGCATATTCGCCACGGAATCCGGGGTCATACACCGCATGGCATTCCACAACGCTATGCCAGAAGTTACGAACTTCATGAACTCCAGCCAGCACTAATCCTTCGTAGATGCCGAGATATACCGCATCAGGCTTGATGTAGTATTTGTCTCCACTATCTACGATATTTCCCGTGTTTGCCGGGTTGTTGAGGAATTCTGCAAGCTTCACCGGATTATCGATGAGCTTTATTTCCATCACTGCTCCGCAATGATTTTGATGGTTGTGGCAGTAAACGCCGCCCCATTTGACTGAATGGTTAACGTACTGCCATTTGTGGCAAGAAAGCCGTCTTTATCCACGCTGAAGAACGTAGCTAACAGGATGTTATCGGTCGTTGTCGCCGAGTTACGACTGCTTACAAGTGTGTCAGGAACAGAACCGGAAAATGTTAGTTGCATTGACCTGTTGGCGGTTCCGCTGGGCCACGTCCCGACGATCGACAGCTTGAAGAACAAGGTTTTGTTCTCGTTGAACACAACCATCTTGTTGTTAACGGTATCGAAGAATGGTGCCAACGTGCCGGATGACGGCGTGAGCGTTTTCAGCAGGCTAACAAGGTTGGTCGGCGCTGTCGGGATGGTTACAGATACGCCAGAGTAAACAACCTCTGACTTCTTGCGCGTAGTGGCATACTCAAGAGCATCGATGCGCGTTTCATGGTCTGAAACCTGCGATTCCAGCGACTGAACTCTGGTATCAAGCGACGCAATATCGCTTTCATTCTGAGCGATTCGCGTTTCATGTTCCTGAAGAGTTGATTCTGCCTGGCTGATTCGCTCCTCATGATTAACAAGCGTTGCTTCCGCAGCAGAAATTCGCTGCTCATGGTCAGCGAGAATCACATCCTGCTCATCGTTCCTGACTTGTGCGTCATAAGCGCCCTGTCCGGCCTCGTTGGCCTTGTTAGCCACATTACCAACATCAGTACCCTGTGCAATAACGTACAGCAGATATGACTGCGAGAAGATATTACGCGGAAGGACTGATGTGTCGAGTCGTGTAGCCTGAATGATTACCGGCACATTGAGATTCGAATCCGCCATTACTCAATCCTTATCTGAGCGCCAGACAGAGTGACAGGTGACTTCGTGATAACGCGCAATTTGAAGCCAATGTTTTTCCTGATGCGCCCTACTTTCTTCCACAAAACGCGTTTGTCGTAAACGAACGGTTCATTCTGCTCAATCATCTGCTCACGCCCGTAATTGATGCCGTCAGTGGTTGCAGAGAGAAAAAGGCGGTCAGCATACTGCGCAACGCCAGTTGACGACTCAACCTCAAGGTCGAACACTCTGGCGTTATCCGCTTTGAACAACGGAGTAAACAGCAGGTGTTCCTGTTGCTTGTCGTACTGGCTGCTGATGTCGAATTGCAATTTCCCGGTCACGGACTCCAGCTTATCGCCACACGTTATCTGATTGCCTTCGTAAATGAAGTCGATAGCGCGGTACACATCGTCATACAGGCCTGTTTTCAGCACACACCATTGCGGACCATTGGCACTTGAAGATGCGTCGTACACGAGGACGTGACGCGGAAGATGGATAATCAGCAACTCATGAGCATCAAACCGCAGCGATTCCATCACACCATCAGCCAGTTCATCAGCAGTGTAGGAGCGGAGGATTTTCTCAATGCTCGCGCTGGCGATTGGTGATGCCTGACCTGAGCCGATGATGTATACAGACGGCGCACCCGTTGCCGGATTGCTGATGAACGCATACGAATCAGCAAACGGCGTTTTGCAGTAAGTTCCGGCAATGCCTTTCTGCACCATCAGCGATGGCTGTGCGACATACAAAGCGGCACCAACAGTGGTTGCACCAGTCAAGGAAAAATATTCAATCGTCGATGAACCAAAGCAGACGATGAAGTCTCGCCATGTTCCGATGCCGATGATGCCGTCAGGCTGCGATTCTGCGCGATATTGTGCGCTGTATCTGTCAGGGTGCGATTCGTCTTCAAGGTCAGTGATAAACCATGAATCAGTTCCGTCTTTTGACCACGCATAACGCCCACGTAAGCGCGTAATGTCACGAACCGAACCTAACTCATACTGAGTGAATCCGCTGTCTGTAGGCCAGTTTGAGACGGTTTTAACCGTGCCATCATAACGATACTCGACCAGTTGACCATTAACGCCTACCGCCTGTGATGTCCGACCATGCGCCATTGATACGCGACCACTTCCGGCAACATCACCGACTTCACTTTCGCCCTTATACAGCTTGCCACCACACACGCGATAAACAGCATTCTGCGCCATGTTGTACTCGACGCCCCGCGATACGCCGTTCACGTCGGAACGTTTGGCAATGCCCGGGAATGAGCGAAGATATCCGCTGCTGTTGAGGATTTCTTTGGGTGTAGCCAGCATATTCACTGGCAGATAGTCGATATAGTCGGCGTTTCGAAAGTCTTTGCCGACACCTTTCATAAGCGGAAGTTGCTGAATCGGCATTTATTCGCTCCCGTTATCGCAAGGTTCCTTCCGGTGGAAGTAATTCCAACCGTTCCACTTCGCCAACTGGTTACCGCTACCAACAGGCATACGGTTTGGATAACCGGACTTACATTTAGCGGCTTTTGCCCTATCCATTGCAGACAGTTTGACGAGTCGCTCTTTCCCGTATCTGGCAGTGGTTATAAGTTTTGCAGACGCTTCCAGCGCATAATCTGGAGCAATGCGGCAGGCAAGGTTGAAAATGACGGCATTGATAGCGTTATTTGATAAACCGTGCTCATCGCCCGGATCCGGAGCAACATCTGCATCAGCAAAAATGTAGCCAACGTTGATACCAGGTGACGCATCACCGCCAATCCATTCAGCCATCATCATTTCAAGGTCGTTGACGCCGTCTTCCATAGACTGCGGTTCGACATCTGTTAACGTGGCATTTGATGCCACACCGAGCTTACGTAATGCCGCAAGGACTAAATCACCCTTCGTTGTCAGGTTCATCTGCTGCCGCCTTAGGTTTTCGACCAGGCTTTTTACGCTGTTTTTCTTCTGGCTCTGGCTCTGCAATAGCCGGACGCAAACTCAGGAGTCGTCCAAGAACATCATTTGCTTCATGACCATCCCACTCTTTCCCGAACTCAAGCTCAGTACCTTCAGGAAGGAACTCGATTTCTTCAACAGGTAGGTGATAAGTGATTTCGCCTTCTGGAGTGGTGATACCAGCAATGATCCAGCCATCCCACTCTTCACCGTCACTGTGTTTGCGAGACCACCACGAAAGCTCAGCGTAAGCATGCATCAGCGATGAGAAGAGGCGCACTCGGTGAGCGTAAAGCTCGTTAAAAGTGTGATAACCGTCGGACACTTCGCCCATATCAACTGGGGAAGTTTCACCTCCGCCAACACTCCTAATGTGATCACCAACAAGAGGATCATCAGGAACATCGTCAGGGTGCTTATACCAGCCATTTGCTAAGTGCACAGCTACATCATCAGGATCAACGGTTTTCGTTTTCAGCTTGCGTCCCCAGATTTTGGTATCTCCGCCAGCCTGAAAAATCATTACGCTCATTGGTATCTCCAATAGAAAAGGGAGCCGAAGCTCCCTCTGGTTATCACGCGGTCTGGTTAGGCAGACCAACACCAATTGCCTCTGGTCGTACAGCACATGCTGAATACCACACAGCAATACGGCACTTACCAGACAGAGTGTTGATATCACCCTGCGTTGCGAAGATGCCGTTAACACCAATACCAGGAATGCTGAAGGAAGACGTTTTCATGCCAGCAAACAGTTCATGGGTTACCGGGATCGGCTGAGACAGCAGACGGATTGAGTCATCAGCCCAGAACACGTTAGCGGTTGTTGTTGCCACGTTCAGAACGTTTACCGGAGTGGTATCAGCAAGAGAGGTGTTTACGTTAGCGTAAGCCTTCTCTTCTTTTGTCAGTGACGCGTCATCCAGTGCAATCGGCTTCGGCGTGATTTCGATGTGAGTACTATCGATCACGCGGGTGATTGAGAAAGTAGCATCATCAGTCAGCACGTTCTTCGCCATCTGAGACAGGAATTTCACACCAGTGAAGCTGATTTTGTCGCCGCGCTTAAATCCGGTGGTGGAGGATACGGTCACCGTTGCAACACGGTTGTCGACGTTCTCTTTGTTACCATCGGTATCAAGGGTGTATGCCTGCGGCTTAAACTTCTGCGCACCAGAAACAGTTACACCAGTCGCGGTTGACTTGGTAACTGCCGGAAGTTTCGGTGAGCGAAGAATTTCATCAAAGCCAGCAATCTGACGCTGAATAGTACCGTTGCGATACGCTTCTTCAGGAACGCGCCCAAAGATGTCACCATCTACCAGGTTGCGGCCTGCTTTGCGGTAATCGTCAGGGTTCAGGAAGTAACTGATGCCCATGTCGCGGTTTAGCTCACGGGAGAACATCAGGCGCTCTGCATCAGACACAAAATCCCAGCCAGACAGGCCAGTAGATGGACCAATTGCGCGGGTATCGTGAACAACAAGCGAGCCCATTTCAGTTGCCTGTTTGGCAATCGCTGACTCAATGTTATTCGCCAGTTTTTTGGCGGATGCCTGGATGCGGCGACGGTAAGAACGCTCATCACGCAGGTCATCTGCACGAAGTTCGAAGAAATCGTTATCCGGATCGCCCATGTTGCATTTCACGGAGAGTTCCAGAATCCCGGTAGCGTTGCCAGTTAAATCCCAGCCAGTCTGAGTTGGCGCTTCCTGCTCAACAGGCATCCACACGGTGTTGCTTGAACGCTGCATGGATTCTGCCGGAGGGGTGTATTTTGTCACTTTGGACGCCATTGGCGTCAGGTTCTGGACGGTTTCGATGATTTCATCCAGAGCATACGTGACCAGTTGACCTTCATTTAATGCCATTATCGAATTCCTTTATTCAGTTGCGCCTTGAGCTTGCGGTATGTCTCTACATCCCCTTTGTTTGCTGCCGCTTCCATCTGCTTTTCAATCGCAGATATATTTGCAGCAACAGCGTGTCCATGAATGGGTTCATCAGGTAGCGGGGCTTCTGAAACAGGTTTGGCTCGAGGCTTGAGAGTTAAACGTTCTGACAGTCGAGTGAGTTCAATCAGCGCGGATTGCCCGTCCATCGCCAGCAACTGGCGTGTTTTCTCAGGATTAGCACCAAGGTGATACATGAGAGCGGCGGATTTCTCCGGGAAGAGGCGCATGATGTCGGCACCGACTGCTGGCGGCACCAGTTGCATGAATGCATCCTCTTTCTCCTGATAGTCAGGGATATTGAGCTTTTCCGCTGCGTCGTAGTGCTTACGGGCTGCCTCGACGTATTGCGCTGATTGCTGGGTGAACTCCTGAGTTTTGCGACCCTGCTCGGCGACAGCCTGGCTTCGTGCGTCCATAGCCTTGATCTGCCATTCACTGTTTGCCTGCTGGAAGGCAGCCAGTGCGCGGCTCTGGTCATAGTCGTACTTAGCCAGTGCATCTTCGGAAAGATAATCGTTAGGGTCTGGTTGTTTTGGTAACTCAGGGTTCACCCGCAGGTGCTCCGGCAACTCTCCACGCTTAACCGCTTCCATCTGCTGCTCAAGCTCACGCTGGCGTTTGCGTTCGATGCGGCGACGGGCAAATTCAGCATTAGTTGCCGGGTCTTGTTTTGGTTTCTCATCGTCTTTCAGGACAATCTCGAAGCCTTCTTCCTGACCTGCGTTGTCGTTGGCATTATCGACAACTAAGCCATCAGCAGATGCCGCTGCATGATTGCCAGGCAGGGTTAATTCTTCAGAAGCCTGAATGTCGGTGGTTTGGTCCATGATTAACTCTCTCTTATTGAGGTGTCTCGGCTACTCCGCCGGAGGGGATTTGAACTTGACGCATAAGATTCGCGAAATCCATGCGTTGTGAATGAGTCTGGTCTGCATCTTTAAGAAGCAGCTCAGCGTTAGCACGAGCATCTTTGCTGCGCTGTTGCTGGAATTGACCTACGAGCTTGAGGTACTCACGCAGTTCTGCCTGCTTGTCGAGGTCCATATTGTTGAAGATTTCTGCAATCTTCGCGGCGTTGAGTTGGTTCTGGGCTTCAACCTTGGCAGCTTCAACCTGAATCTGCGCCTGTTGGTTCTCTGCCTTGAGCAATTCAGCCTGACCTTGCAGAAGGATGCCCTGCGCCTGAATTTGCTCTGCTGATGGCTGCTGCGGCTGTTGTTGTGCCTGCTGCACCATCTCCATCTCTTCAGGTGTTTCTGGTTTCTTCAGCCCCATCATCACCAGTTGCTTGTTCGCGTACTCTCGCATCATCTCGACGCCTTTACCGTCAAGCAGCGTGAAGTATTGCAGCATCAGCATCTGGAACTCTGGAGTACCTTGCGGAACCTTGGTTAGTAACTCCTGAATCTCTGCGCGGTTCTGTTCCTTCATGCTCTGGAAGGATGGCCCAACGTCCGTATAGCACTCATAGCGACCACGAATGTCGTTGAGTGTGACCACATTGCCGGACTGATAATCGACAACTTGCGCATAGAGTTGAACGTCTTTCTCGCTTCCATCTTCAAGTGTCAGCGTTACATGACGAGGAACGTCATAAATATCGTTGACCATTGAGGCATAAATCTCGCCATCACGTCGCATTGCAGTAGCCAGGTTATCCTGAAACACGTATGTCTCAAGATCTGCCCGCATGTTCAGTTGATTGACGGTATCGAAAGCGACCTGAGAGTTTGCTGCCTGCGCATCCACACCAAGACTAGCCACCTCTTTCACTGCGTTGGTGGCAGCCTCAAGCATGTAAGCGTTGGCTTGCGGCACTTCAGGGTTTTCCATGTAGGAGATTGGACCAATCGGCAGGTCGTTACCGTTTTCATCGGTCCTGTTCTGCAGATAGTACGGATAGTCATCATTTCCACCGTACATGTATTCGTAGCCTTCGATTTGCTCAGGGAAGAAGGTAGGTTTCTTCTTCGGTGAACGAGCAACAATATCGGCGTTGAACGACATGATCATGTTACGAAGGCGTTGACCGTCTTTCGTCAGCCTTACCACGCCCTCGTAGCACTCCTTGTCACCAGCGAATGACCATTCGCCGTACACAGGAACGATTGGGATATGCTCTCCAGCTATCTTCTCGCGGTCTTTCAGTATCTGCGTGCAGGTGATGATCGACTTATACACACGCCGACGCTTGACCTTACGCTCTGCTACCTTAATGAATCCACGATTAGCCAGGTCGTCGATGACGTCTTTGATATCCTGCTGGTAATAGCTGACCGGCTCACCTGTCAGCGGGTCGCGGTAGATGAAGACTTTCTCCTTCTTCTCTTCTACCTCGTAATACTCAGCGACGTAGACGACATCATTCGATACCCACGGAAACAGCCATGTGTCGTTCGGATTCTGGAAAGATGGCAAGGTATCCGGATCAATACCGTAATCCTCTGCGAACTCTTTCCAGCCATTGCGTGACAAGGCGTTAATCACCGTGCAGTGCTTAGCGTCGCTCTTATCCATCTGCTTGCTGTTGGCGTCCCATATGACGTGTGAGCAGGCTTCATGGATTGGCAGGCGTCGGATTACCTGATTGTTGCTTGTTGGATCGTTGTCTTCGTACTGCGTGACCAGACGCCATGCACCAACGCCTGACTCTATCTGCTCACGAACGCCAACGTTAACGGCAATTTTTGCCGTATTATGGCGCATATCAGTACGATACATCCCCATCAACACATCGGCTGCATCAGGATTAGCGCCGTCTTTGGGTCGGAAGAGAACGTCGATAGGGTTCCGGCGCATCTCTGCGACCAGCTTCCTGACCACCGGGCGAACAACATCGAATTGTCCGCGATATTGCAGGGTGGTGTAGTTTGATAGCCAGTCATCCCATTGCGACACTCGGCTAAAATACAGGTCATTTGTCGCCTCGGTTCTGGCTTCATCGCTCGCCATCCAGTCCGCGTCAAACTTACACAGAATGGAATTGAGTCTGTTTTCGTCGGCCATTTAAGTTCTCCGTGCGATGGGCCTGATTGGGGCTGGTATCTTTTTCTCTTTTGGTTTTTTGATGTCGCGCATCATTTTGGCGAAGCGGCGCATCATGTATGCATAGCGAACGGCTGAGAGAACGTCGTCGTTAAGCTTGACGATCTTCCCGTTTTCATCACGGTGATAGAGGCGGAATTCCTCAAAGAATGGTTCACAGGTGTTGAATACCTTGAAGCGACCATCTAGCATCATGTCGCGCAATTCAGTGATTCCAGGCTCAACAGCATTACCGCCATCAGGCCATGTCGCATGCTCCTGCAACATCATAAATCCAGCGTCCGCATACTGCCCTTTGAGCTGCTCACCGCCGCCCTTCTCGTGCTGGTTTCCGTCATGGGGCCATGCGGTTGGCACTTTATGCGCCCATGGTTTAACGGCTCCCCACGCCTGAACGGCTGTCTTTTCTTTCGCCTTCCACACGCGTGAAAGGTAGATTATGTCTGCGTCCTTATCCCACCAAAGCTGAACCTGCGCCTGTGGGTGATCCCATCCGAAATCCATCCCGCCAATTACGTAGAAGTGATCCGGACACTCGAACGGCTGACACTTAATCGTCTCTTCCGGTATCTGGAAGATTCGACCGCTACCCATCGTAGGAATACCGCGAGCACGCGCCTCTCTCTCATGCTCGGGATAGGATGCGATGATTTGCTCTTTTTGCTCGTCGGTGTAGTGCTCAGCGTCGTAGATGGTCATGTTGACCACTTTCTGCGACTTGCTGGGATTCTTCAGGAACTTGGTAACAACGTCAGACATCCCCATCAGCGGGGTAAACGTCAGAATTGAGAATTGCCCGTATTTGTTGGTACGGGTAAGGCCTTCGCCATAAATGCTGTATGGTGGTTCTTCGTCAAACCACACGCCATGGATTGTATCACCCTGCCAGCGAGCACGGCCTTGCGAGTATGGCTTGAAGTAGCAGATTGAAATGCCATCTTCAACGCCATCAGCCGTGTGATGCTTAACCAGAAGATGATCAACAAGGTTCGGAAAGAAAGGAGACTTCTTCCAGCTAATGATGTCTTCTTTCGGTATGGAACCGTAGCCTGGCTCACCATTCTCTTCGATACGACCACACAGGATGCGTTGAGTCGTTTTGGTTACAGTCTCGTTTGTCTCGCCACCAATCCAAAAGACAACAGGCTCATAAAAACGCTTACCTTTCCACTCACCGCCATATTTACCATCAGCAGGATAGCCTTTTGTGCCCGGATAACGCCCGGTAAGGTGAAACGCGACTTCAGCAGCACCAGTAAATGACTTACCAAGCTGGTTACCAGCCATAAAACAGCGCTCTGGATAGTCATGCCCGGCGTCGATGAACTCACGCTGTTTGCTGTATGGCGTAAATTCATATAGCAGGTGTGTGTTACGGTAGTTCTCTTCTTCTTCGAGTAGCTCGAGCAATTCGATTTGCTCTTCGTCGCTCAAGTTATCAAGAATCGCGTCCAGTTCCACGGTTGAATAGCTCCTTGATACGAGAGCGTCGCTTATCGCGATCTCCCTTATCAGGTGTCACGTCTTCAACTTGCGACTGCTCTTTGAGGCCCAAATCACGGGCGATGATATTAGCGTTGAGAAGGTCAGCGGCTGCGCCAGAGAATTTCTGGTCGTAGATGACCTGCTCTGCTCGCGTAACGACTTCAGATAAATCTTCTCGCAGGCGATATGTGCGCCATGTTTCAAGCGTCACATCAATGAACAGAGTGAGTCCGGTGATGGTCATCGCTCGCATCTTGGCGATAGGCTCTTGTATCACTTCACCCTGATACGAGAACGCCTTCATCTCCCATAGCGGGTTAGTTTCCACCCACTCGAAGTATTCACAACAAGCAGCCCACAGCGCCTCAGGCGATTCGAATTTAGGGTTTCGCCCATGACTACTGCGGGCCTCCCAAAATCGGTTGCCCTTTGGTGCTGCCATATTCATCTCACTTAGTTGTTATTTCAGGTTGAGCATCATGCTCCGGTAGTGAACAGGTCTAACGCTTCCTTCGATTTACGCACCGCTTCGATAGTACGGGTCGTGATATCTGAATTAGCGCCGCCTGACTGGAAGTGAATTTTGAATAGCTCAAGCTTCAGTTCGTCAGTGCCAATGAATTGAAATGCTTCTTCTGCGGCTGCGTTCTGGTTCATGACCAGTTTATAAATCTCTAACTGGAATTTCTGTTCTTCAGTCATGGGAATAATCTCTGCCATTGTTGGCTCCGTTTATCCGTTAAAAGGGATGTCAGTTAAGTTATCCCGTGTAGGGTATAAGCCATTGTCGAGACCACTCATTGAATGGCCTCTGCAATAACCGATGTCTTTCCATCAGTCCGCCACCACAAAGAATCTTTTTTGCCATAAGGCTGGAGGTTCATCTTTCAGTGGCTGCCAGTGTTATTTCCCCACTTACTGGCTTGGGTTGCTTCGTGGTACTGCCGTAACTGGTGGTGCACAGATTTAGTTAAATCTGTTCTCGCCTGAACTATCTTTTACATACCCGGATTGTGGGGATGTAAATCACGGTTTCATTATCAAGCCCACCCGTAGATGGGCTTTGGAATGGTCACTTTGGCAGTCCGGGGATCGATATTTGCGCCTGCTGCTCAAGCCTTTTGATTCTTGCTATGAGTTGCGGTTTTTTGATCCTGCCCCAGCGGTTCAGCAAGCGTCCTGACATACTGGCAACATCCTTTTCCTTCATGAACTCCAGCATTAACTCGTTGTGCTCTCTTTGGTATGAGTGAGCCATCTCCATCAGCCTGTCACGCATCCAATTAAATGCTTTGATAAACGCCTCTTTGATGGCGGCAGCTTTTTTGCCGGTAAACGACATGATGATGTACATCGCACCGTCTTTGGAAATTTCATATTCAACATACTGATTACCCTTGTGTTCATAGGTAACCCGCGAAAAGTTGCTGGTTAGAAATTCATCCGAACAGTCTAGCTTTTCGATTTTCTGAATGATGTGGTGATGCTGCTTGTCGAAGTAAGCTGCTACCTTGCGGGAGGTTGTGATCACGCGATCACCAGAAACAACCACCATGTCCCGGAAATCGAGATTAGCCAATTGATGATTCATAGCGTCTTTACCTTTTAGAAAGTGAGCCTGTCTCACAGAAAAGCCGCCCCGAGATGGTCGCCACCATATACGGCAGTTCTCAGGCTCAACTTTCTGAAAGGCTCGGGTGATGTAATATGCGCGTGAGATGCGCTGTGAAATTCAGATGTAAAAAAGCCCCGCATCGCGAGGCTCATTAAATAGACTTTGTGATTTGCAAAAAAATTATTTCAGGCACTGAGTCCTGATGTACTCCTGCAGGTAGTTAACCTGCGCGGTTATCCTGTCGATTCCGCTTCGTAGACGGTAATAATTGAGTTCAGCATCTGCTGTAAGTCTTGGGCTTTCTCCATCGCCCATGCTGCTGGCTCCGGTCGTTGACTTTGCACAGGTGGCGGCGACTTGCAGGCGCTTACGCCCAGCAGAAACATCAGCACGGAGACTTTCGATAGTCGCGTTAGCATCAGCAAGCTCCTTTGTGTATCTGGCGTCTAGTTCTGCTATATCACGTTGACGCTTCTGCATGTCAGCGATGATGGATGCGGCTTTGTCGCGCTGCTCTTTGTAGGCGATGGCGTTATCACGGTAATGATTAACAGCCCATAACAGGCAGACGATGATGCAGATAACCAGAGCGGAAATAATCGCGGTGACTCTGCTCATACCTCAACCTCTCTGACCGTTCCGCCTGCTTCTTTGAATTTTGCAATCAGGCTGTCAGCCTTATGCTCGAACTGGCCATAACCAGCACCCGGCAGTGAAGCCCAGATATTGCTGCAACGGTCGATTGCCTGACGGATATCACCGCGATCAATCATCGGCAAAGCGCCACGCTCCTTAATCTGCTGCAATGCCACAGCGTCCTGACTTTTCGGAGAGAAGTCTTTCAGGCCAAGCTGCTTGCGGTAGGCATCCCACCAACGGGAAAGAAGCTGGTAACGTCCTGCGGCTGTTGATTTGAGTTTGGGGTTTAGCGTGACAAGTTTGCGAGGGTGATCGGAGTAATCAGTGAATAGCTCTCCGCCAACAATGACGTCATAACCATGATTTCTGGTTTTTTGACGTCCGTTATCAGTTCCCTCTGACCACGCCAGCATATCGAGGAACGCCTTACGTTGATTATTGATTTCCACCATCTTCTACTCCGGCTTTTTTAGCAGCGAAGCGTTTGATAAGCGAACCAATCGAGTCAGTACCGATGTAGCCGATGAACACGCTCGTTATATAAGCGAGATTGCTACTTAGTCCGGCGAAGTCGAGAAGGTCACGAATGAACCAGGCGATAATGGCGCACATCGTTGCGTCGATTACTGTTTTTGTAAACGCACCGCCATTATATCTGCCGCGAAGGTACGCCATTGCAAACGCAAGGATTGCCCCGATGCCTTGTTCCTTTGCCGCGAGAATGGCGGCTAACAGGTCATGTTTTTCTGGCATCTTCATGTCTTACCCCCAATAAGGGGATTTGCTCTATTTAATTAGGAATAAGGTCGATTACTGATAGAACAAATCCAGGCTACTGTGTTTAGTAATCAGATTTGTTCGTGACCGATATGCACGGGCAAAACGGCAGGAGGTTGTTAGCGCAGCCTCTTGCCACCCGCTTTCACGAAGCCAGCCATTGCGCTGGTTTTCTTTTATGCAAAGCACACCGCACCGTAGCCACAGCGGATAAGGTGATTATTTTTGTCTGTCTGGTATTTGGTTTGATGTGCTTTCAGAAAGGCCGTGCTTAAAACGCAAAAAGCCCTGAGCTATTAACTCAGGGCTTTATTTAACGAGTGCATTTATCCATCGTTGAGTCAAATTTACCCAACTTTATTCAAAAAGTCAATATCATGCCGTTAATATGTTGCCATCCGTGGCAATCATGCTGCTAACGTGTGACCGCATTCAAAATGTTGTCTGCGATTGACTCTTCTTTGTGGCATTGCACCACCAGAGCGTCATACAGTGGCTTAACAGTGCGTGACCAGGTGGGTTGAGTAAGGTTTGGGATTAGCATCGTTACAGCGCGATATGCAGCGCTTGCTGGCATTCTTGAATAGCCGACGCCTTTGCATCTTCCGCACTCTTTCTCGACAACTCTCCCCCACTGCTCTGTTTTTGCTATATCAACCGCACGGCCTGTACCGTGGCAATCTCTGCATCTTGCGCCCGGCGTCGCGGCACTATGGCAATAATCCGCATAAGCGAATGTTGCGAGAACTTGCAGTACCTTTGCCTTAGTATTTCCTTCAAGCTTTGCCACACCACGGTATTTCCCCGATACCTTGTGTGCAAATTGCATCAGATAGTTGATAGCCTTTTGTTTGTCGTTCTGGCTGAGTTCATGCTTACCGCAGAATGCAGCCATTCCGAATCCGGCTTGTGATTGCGCCATCCCCATAGCAGCCATCACATCAGTACCGGAAAGAGAGTCAGAAGCCGTAGCCCGTGGTGAGTCGCTCATCATCGGGCTTTTTGGCGAATGAAATTTAGCTACGCTTTCGAGTCTCATGGTCTTCCCCTCTTGCCCTGTTTGACCATCAGGACGCCGTTAACTATTACGTGACGCTCGCCTTTGTTGTCTCGGTTGTACTTGAGCACTGTTCCTCTTGCGCAGGAAAGCATCCTCGCCACTTCGGTCTGATTGCCTCGTGTCTGGATAAGAAGCTCTGGTATCGTTTGAATTGTGGCGTTCATACGTTCTCCAGTTCGGTGATTTTTATTCCAAGCCGTCCGCCTGGTACTTTCACACCACGAATTACGCGAATGTCATCGAATTGCTCGTCGTCTTCCGCAAATCCGGCGTGGATAAGGGAGTCGAGTAAACCTTTCAGGATGTTATCGAGGTCGCGGCGGCGGGAGTCTGGAACGTCTGCGATGACTTTGATGCGGAGTCGTGATTTGGTGAAAATATCTAACTTGAGTTGGTGGATGATTTGCTGAACGTCTTTTTGGTATTTCTGGCCTTTATCGCTGATGTAGTATTGGCTTCCCCGTCTTCGCCAGTAGGTATTCACCGACGGTGGGTATGGAAGCACAAACTGATATTCGTTCATGACTTAATCTTCCCCTCCTTCAGCAGTATCGCCTGCGTCCTGATTACGCCTTCGAGGTGGTAAAGTCTGGCGTCTTTGTTGTCGAGGTTATGGGTGCGTCGGTCGATTTCATCGTGACACGCGCTACAAGCCCATGCGCCGATCAGGTCGTCAGGCTTCATTCCAGTTCCGCAAATTCCAGCCATCCGGTAATGCGCCAGAACTGTAGTTTCAGGGTTGCCATTGCATACGCCGTAAATACGTACCTGACATTCTCTTCCGCGCGCTTCTTTGCGTAGGTTAGCCATTAAGCAGCCTCCCCTGTTACTTTCAGCATTCCGTTATCGTGCAGCTTTCTGGTCAGCCACTGTTGACCACGCCCGGTGATTTTTGTGGTGAACGATATCTGTATTCCGTGATTTGTGTTGACCGCTGTTTCTTTCACTGTGAAATAGCCGCGATCCATATATTCCTGCATTGGCACATTTCGCCGGGAACCTGAAGCAATAAGGATTTTGTGATCGCGCATCCACGCAAACAGTTTGTTTGGACCAATTCCAACAACCTTTGCAAAGTTTCCAATCAAAATTCCGCTGGCCTCGCCAACGCGATCGGCAAACTCAACTTTAGGTGCGGCAATTGCGAGCTGGTTTTCCAGTTGCATTTTCTGCTCAGCAAGATCAGCAGCAAGGCGCAACGCTTCTGGTAGCGTTTTGGGGATATTAACCGCAGTTTCCTCAAGCTCTCGCCAACGGTCAACAAGACGAGCGGTGAATTCCGGCGACAACTGGGCAACAACGACAATACTGTCTCGCTTACCTTGTTCGCCTTCGAAGACGTAATGCTCGTACTGAACATTGAACCCTAAGTTATTGATTCTTTCGGAAACCTCAATTTGAGGAAGCCGGATAACACCATTTTTAGCCAGCGTTTCGATGGTACGTTTCACATTGTCATGACGCTTACCCACCAACTCAGCGATTTCAATGCTTGTCATTTTGATAGCATTGCCATTTATTAACTCATTCATCGTCTTCTTCCTCGTACATTGAGCTATTCGGATCGCTCATCAGTTCTGCGCAGCAATCTGAGCACACGTGAACTTCCAGCACATGCAGCTTCTGACCGCAGTTAGCGCACGTTAAAGCTCGCTCGACGCTTTCTTTCTGGTATTGAAGGGATTGGGATGGGCTAAGCATTATTAGCGTCCTGCATCATGAGAAAGACAATCATGGCGGCGCGGAGTGGGTTATTGTCTATGGTAATAAATTCACAAAATCTATCCGCCTCCCACCAATATTCATTCTTCATTCCAGGATTATTTCTTTCGTATGCACATATGCTGATCTGATGTTTTGCGATTACAGGCCATGCGTCTGCTGGGTTATTGCAGTAGTCGTACCATCGATAATTACCATTTGCTTCATTGCCAACAGACCGTCCATCTGCGTTGTGCGGATAACCTAATGGTTTTGCCCCAACTATCACTTTAAATACTCGCTTGTTAATTTCAAAATCACTTAACTGTGAATAATCCATTGTCATTTCCTCGCACGATGTCTTAGCCACCGGATATCCCACAGGTGAGCCGTGTAGTTGAAAGTTTTTACGTCAGATTCTTTGGGGATTGGCTTGCGTTTATTTCTGGAGCGTTTCGTTGGAAGGTATTTGCAGTTTTCGCAGATGATGTCGGTGAAACTTCGTCGCTGTCGTCTCATTCGTACCTCCTGTCGGTAAATCTGACACCCTGACCAATAGCCCACGCTGTTGTGTACTCAATCAGACTTGCCATACGCTTCACACTCATCTGCGCGCTGCTTTCGCGGATGTTGACGTATTCGCCTTCAAGCCCGGGCAAAACATCAGCTTCCTGCTTTGTTGCCACTGCATGACCGCTGATCAACAAAACCTTCCATTGTTCTGGTTTTAACCATTTATCGCGCCACTGAACTTGCCTGGCGATATCTGCGACCATCGCGTGAAATTTTGCGTTCTGGTCAAGATTTCGCTTGTAGTCAGTAATGCGGATGGTGACTGGCTTGTCTTTATCGAGAGGAGTTGCGAGGATGGCGTTGATTGCGGCTTGCTGTTGTTGCTTAGTTCGGAGGAATATTGTTTGCTTCACTGAACACTCCTTTATTTTTTATGCCTGTAACCCCATTCTTCCAGCAACCTTGCGGCGTACCACCCAAGAAACAAAGGAAAGAACATTACAATGAGATATTCCCCGCCACGGTCAATGTTCGAAATTGACCAGATTACGATGTAACCAGTGCAGGACAGGAATATTACAAACCCCAAAAAGCTACTTCGTCGACTCATGCTCACTCCTTCACTTTGATTCCAGCAGCGCGGATGTTTTCCTCATAAGCATCCATTGCATCACCGAAGCCATTGGAATAATCAACAGTAAACCCTTTGGCTAATGCTTCTCTGCTGTCGATAAACTTTGGCGCGGTTATTTCAATAGCTGCTCGCGATGCCTGCCACGTTTGCCAGTGGCCTTGAACATCGTCCATCACGTATTGACCACCAATATCACCACTGCCAATTTCATGGTGATTTTCAGGGTAACGGATAAGGTCTGAAGATTCGCCTCCACGTCGCAACCAACTTTCTTCAAACTGCTTTCTTGATTCGTCCATCGATACTTACCCTCAGTTCAACTCACAAAACGCCACGCCATTTTTGCTACAGCGACAGGCATAACACCGATAATCACCCACAGGAAAATGCTACCGAAAAGCACACCAACCAGGTCTTTACCTTCGCCTACCAACCGGACAAAACAGCCAGCAACTACAATGAACGTCGCCACCATCCACATAGCACCGAGAAGCCTCAATGCAGAGAAAATCAACTCAACCACGATTTACTCTCCCCCAAATAAAAAGGCCTGCGATTACCAGCAGGCCTGTTATTAGCTCAGTGATGTAGATGGTCATCAGAATCCTCCTTTCTTCTTGGACTGCGGTTCCTCGCGTTCACGGCGGCGCATTTCAGCAGACTGTTGGTCTGTGTCATAAATAGCGCCATTTGCCTGAATGCAATACACCGTGCCGGTATTGCCATGACGATTGAGACGAAGGATTAGTTCGGTTTCACCAGGTGGAACACTGTCATCAAAAGCACCTTCACGATGGATCCCCACCCAATAATCGCAATCCTGTTCAATTTGCCCTGTATCTCGTGAGTCACTTGGTAATGGGCGTTTATTGGTTCTGCTTTCCAGTGCGCGGTTAAGCTGCGTCAGAAGCACAACAACGCAATCAAGCTCTTTGGCAAGGTTCTTCAGTCCTTTGGTGATCATGCCGTAAGCAAGGTCGTTGCGATCGGCCTTCTCAGCGGTCATTAGTGTCAGGTAATCGACCAGAATCATGCCAACACATCCTTTTTCTCGCTTGATTCGACGGCTTTCGCTGACGATTTGAGCCAGAGATAATCCCGGCGTGTCGTCGATGTAAAGCAGGTCGATTTCACTCAAACGATTAGCTGTTTCGATCGCCCTGTTGAAGTCACCATCGTAATCACCCTGATAGCCGTCATCAGCGTCATTTGTCGCCGGAAGGTAAAAAATATTCGGGTTAACACCTGACTTCTGCCCTACCAGTTTTTCCAGTATCTGATCACCTGGCATTTCAAGGCTGAACATCAGAGCGGGCTTTTTCTCATGCACTGCGCAGTTGATTGCCATCTGGCTGTATAGCGTCGTTTTCCCCATCTTAGGGCGAGCGCCAATGACAAACAGAGAGCCTTTCACCAGACCTTTCGGTGACAGCATCCTGTCCAGCGATGGGATCCCTGTGCTCATTCCTCGTTGTTCGCCTGACGGGTCAAATCGCTTCTCAAGGTCGCTAACCCAGTCTTCCATGACCTCACCAAATGAGCGAAGGCCGCGACGCGATCCGGTTTTTGCATGGTCTGTCAGTTGCGTGAAAATCGCCTGAATAGCTTCGTACTTCTGCGTCGCAGTCATTCCGTTGCGGGAATAGAGCAATTCCGTCGCTTCAGTCATGCGGTTGATGGCGTAGCGTTCCATTGCGGTTTCACGAACCTGCATTGCATAGGCAACGATGTTTGCTGCGCTTGGCGTGTTCTTTGCGATCTCAGCGATATAAGCAAAACCGCCAACAGACACCGTTAACGATTTACGCTCCAGTTCATCGAAAAGCGTCAGGCCATCTACTGGCTTTTGCTCCCGGTGCATTCTGGTTATTTCTTCGAAAAGGATTTTGTGTGGTCGGCTGTAAAATGAATCGGGCTTCAGCATCGCCAGAACTTTCTGGACGCGCTCACTGCTGTCATCATCCAGAAGCAATCCACCAATCACCGCCTGCTCTGCCTCGATGCTATGGGGCGGCGCATAAAAATTATCGGTCATCGTGTTCACCCTCACGAACTTTCAGGTAGGTATTGTCGTTAAGCAGGAAATCAAATCCCTTTTTGTGCCAGACGGTTCCGCGTTGATGGTTTGGACGCTCTTCGAACATCCATCGGCAATTTTCGCCTACGTAGCTCAAATAATTTCTCCAGTCCTGCATCGTGAACCCATGCCCGTCAAGCTGGCGGGTTATCACTCCGGCTTTGCGCCAGAACGTTCGGATCTGGTTTTTACGCTTGTCATTCAGTGCGCGGATTCTTGGCGCTTCAGGAAGGATTTCGTGGTAAGCATCGACAACATCCTGACAGCTGACGGGAGGTTTTTTCTTGTCAGACTTTTTGTCTGCTGTGGCACTCTCTAATACGTCAGTATTAGAGATATTATTTATATTATTGTTTATGGACAACCGTTGGACAACCGTTGGACAATCTCCGCTGAGAGCCGCGCCATTACTTGTGTTTGCGTTGGACAACCGTTGGACAACCGTTGGACAATTTTTTGCCTGAAAATCGTCATATTTAACGATTGTAAACAGGCTAAATTTCTTCCCCATCGAGCAAATATTAAGCATCCCTTTCGACTCAAAAGTCCGTAATAAGCTCCGAACTTTGTTGTCGGGGATGAATGTTTCTCTGACCAGCGACGGGCGTCCAGTTATCATCTGACCGCGATCAACAGTTATCGGCCCGATATCCGTATTGACGACAGTAGATTCGTGATTAGCCTTGAGGATTAAGTGAAGCCAAAGATGTACTGCCTGAGAGTCCTTATAGAGCCTGCTGTCCATAAACTGGCGGTGTATAGAGACATACCCCATACTGGATGCCTCCTGATGTTGTACAGGGTTATGCCTGTAATCAGCTAACTTAACGACGCCCATGCTTCACTCCTGCTTTGGCTAGTCTGTAAACACCAACAAGGCGCTCTGCGAACGCCCTGTTATTTGCTGCGGCTACCACTAATCCCTCAGGTGAATCAGGGTGTCGAATCTCTTCTTTTTCCTGGTATTTCTTACGACGTTTTGTCATAATGACTCCTGTGGATTGATCCAGTCTTTCTACATCAGGCCTCGAAGAATTCGCCGTTCTTCGGGGCTTTTTCTTTTGTCAGCATTCTGGCTACTTTCTTAGCCAGTTCCGCCAACTCCTCGTCTTCAACACCCCATTCAAGAACAGCAAGAAGCATTCCCATTTTGGGGATGAAGCTGTCTTTCCATCGCGAAATTTGCGATTCATTAATCCCTAACGCGTCGGCAACCTTTCGCTGACCACGTACAGCAATTCGATTCAGGATGTTGCTTGTAATTGCATTCGCTTTCTTGCGAGTACTTGTAAGTTGCATATGTAAGTATTTCCTTAACTAATAAGAAGTTATGCGCATCAACTTATGCGCGTTGTATTCCCGCATTTCGGCGGGAATGAGGACCATGACTGTTAAAGAGCGGTGTTACTATTTGTTTTTCTTGTTGCTTGGGAAAGGACGAACTTCCTCTCCAATCACACTGCCATCAGGCTTTACCGTAACCATAATGTTACGACCTGCCAGAATGGCCTTGCTGATAGCGCACTGGATTACACCAAAGTCACTGGCTGCTTTAGCCTGTCCATGGATTTTGGCGTAATCGGCAAGTGTCATTCGAATCATATGCACTCTCCGTTATTAACCATGAACAAAGAATACTACAGGTATTCAAAGCAATCAATACTCAGGGTATTTTTAGTTTAAGTACCTTAGCTATTAGAATTAAGCTATGGAAAATAAAAAATCACTGACGACAGAACAGCTCGAAGACGCTAAGCGGCTTAAGGCTTTGTATGAGTCAAAAAAGAAAGAATTGGGAATAACCCAATACTCAATCGCTGATGAACTGGGTATCACCCAAGGAGCGGTAGGGCATTATCTTAATGGCAGAAACGCGCTAAACGTTGAGGTTGCATCTGGTTTTGCACGGCTGTTGCAAGTCTCAATTGCTGATTTTAGCCAGTCAATTGCTGCCAAGGTTGCAGAACAGGCAGAAAGCCTTAAGAGCGATGCCAACGTAAGGTATGCAGGGGAATACAGAGCAGGAAAGAGGTATCCGGTGTTAAGCAGTATCCAGGCTGGCTCGTGGTGTGAAGCATGCGAACCATACACCATTAAAGACATAGATGTTTGGCTTGAGTCTGACGCGCATATTCAAGGTAATGCGTTCTGGCTTAAAGTGGAAGGTGATTCAATGACGGCACCGGTTGGGTTAAGCATTCCAGAGGGAACATTCGTTCTTTTCGATACCGGAAGGGAGGCGATCAACGGCAGCTTGGTCATAGCAAAACTTTCTGACTCTAACGAAGCAACATTCAAGAAGCTGATAATCGACGGCGGAAATAAATACCTCAAGGGACTTAATCCTGCATGGCCTCTCGTGCCAATCAATGGAAACTGCAAGATTATAGGCGTTGCAATTGAGACAAAACTAAGGCTGGTTTGATCACGCAAGGGGCGATTATGGTTGGAACCGCTATAGCAAGCTTTTTTGGGATGTTGGCAATCTCGACAATTTACGGCTTAGCGCATGCTTTTATTGCGAAATCTCTATCAGAAAAAATAAGCCAGGCTTGGGCGCATAGATCAGCTCGTTTCATGATTCTGGTGATCATAGCAATACAAGGGATATCTGCATTTATCCTCTATGGATCAAGCTTATACCTATTGTATCAAGGCGCGACATTTACGCCTTACACCAGTGATTACGGAACTCTATACGATGGTAGTGAAGACATCACTGTGGCTTGGATCGTCTTTGGTTTATCTATGGCCGTGTCTGTTGTAGCAGACATCATTAAGGTAATTCTCGTCTTAACCTTCGCTGACTAACCTATAATCCCGGCAGCAATAGCTATCGGGATCCACTTCACATATCCCGCATAAAAAGCACTGAACAAGCAGACACCGAAAAAATAAATATCCTTTGTATTCATTTGCTTATCATTATTTCATCAAAAATAAATACCTTGGGTATTTACACAATAAAATACCTACAGTATTCTTTAGCCATCAGCATGACGCTGGAAGCCAAACGGAACAGATTGGCAGGCTCTTTAACATTGATGGGATTGTCCCGCCGAAATGCGGGAACCAAAGAGTAGTTGGCTTTGGGGTGACGTGAAGTGCAGCTGCACGACGGCAACCGGAAGATAAGCACCCGGCGCGTCACCGCCAAAGTCAATCATCGGAGGTCAACATGACAGTAGTCATTACATAACTGGCTGACGATAACGCCAGAAATCGCCGCAGAGCACGCAGACAGGCTCAACGTGAACAGGCAATGCAAGAGCAGCGACTGGCGCGAAAAATTGCGCTAAAGCTCTCTGGTTGCGTCAGAGCAGATAAAGCAGCATCACTCGGAAGCCTTCGCTGCAAGAAGGCAGAAGAAGTCGAGCGTAAACAGAACCGTATTTACTACCGCAAGCCACGCAGTGAAATGGGTGTGACTTGTTCAGGCCGCCAGAAGCAACGCGGAAAATCAATTCCAGCTTATTACGATTGAGGTGAGCCATGCTCAAGAAAGTCAAACGCCGACTTTACAAAGAAGGTAGATATTCATGCCAGTTGCCAAAATGCGACACAACAAAATGGAGTGTCGATGATTGGTGTAACTGGATAGATAGATACGGAACTTGGTGGGATAAATAACAGGTAACTTAAGCGTATTTACTTTCGCAGCAAACAACTTATTTGAGGTGATATATGGAAGAAGAATTTGAAGAGTTCGAAGAGCATCCGCAGGATGTGATGGAACAATACCAGGACTATCCGTATGACTACGACCATTGATAAAAATCAATGGTGTGGACAATTCAAACGATGCAATGGATGCAAGCTGCAATCGGAATGCATGGTTAAGCCTGAAGAAATGTTTCCTGTAATGGAAGATGGGAAATATGTCGATAAATGGGCAATACGAACGACGGCAATGATTGCCAGAGAACTTGGTAAACAGAACAACAAAGCTGCCTGATAGTGGCCTTTATTTTTGGCATAAATAACAGAATAAACACTGCACTGTGTATTCATTCCAACGAGTGAATACACGGAGCAATGTCGCTCGTAACTAAACAGGGGCCGACTTGTTCTGATTATTGGAAATCTTCTTTGCCCTCCAGTGTGAGGGCGATTTTTTATCTATGAGGATATGAATAGATGTCAAACATCAAAAAATACATCATTGATTACGACTGGAAAGCATCAATAGAAATTGAAATCGACCATGACGTAATGACAGAGGAAAAACTTCACCAGATTAATAATTTCTGGTCAGACTCTGAATACCGACTCAATAAACACGGCTCTGTATTAAATGCTGTATTAATCATGCTGGCGCAACATGCTCTGCTTATAGCAATTTCAAGCGACTTAAATGCATATGGTGTTGTGTGTGAGTTCGACTGGAATGATGGAAATGGTCAGGAAGGATGGCCTCCAATGGATGGTAGCGAAGGAATAAGAATTACCGATATCGATACATCAGGAATATTTGATCCAGATGATATGACTATCAAAGCCGCCTGAGCGCGGCTTTACCGCATACCAATAATGCTTCACGAGAGGCATTTTCGTTATGCAATCAAATATAAGGAGTTACCCATGATGCACTTTCAGCTCGCGGGTAGCGGCGTCATGTCCGCTTTCTACCCGCACGAATCTGAATTATCACGCCGAGTTAAACAATTAATCAGAGCAGCAAAGAAACAACTGGAGGCGTTATGCGCAATGAAATAGCCATCAATCACCAGATACTTCGTGCAGCACAGAACAAAGCAGTAATAGCCAGATTTATTGGTGATTCCAAAATGTGGCTTGAAGCAAATAAAGCGATGAAATCAGCTATCAACCTTCCGTGGTATCGCAGGAAATGAGTTTTACAGATAACTGGTCAGACGAAGAATTCATTCGTCAGATGAACAAAATGCTCAATCAGCACAAAGAACAGGAGAAAGATGATGATTCTGACTCTGAATGATAAGCGTGAAATATCGCAAATTATCGCAAGTTTTACTGATGAAGATTACGAGCGAATCAACAGTGAAGTTGATCGCCTCTGCAAACGTTGCGACCCAATAAGCGAAATGCTTCGCTCATATAAACCAGATGAACACACTAAGGACGCTATCGACTGGCTGGAAGATGATGACTGTAACTATCAGGAAAAAGCCGCTGAATGGTTCTGGGATGCAATAACCGAAAGAGTTAAGGCTGAATATGCCTTCTCAATATTTAAACGCAGACACATTTTTGGAGAAGCTGCATGAGCAATATCGTTGAATTCGTTAAACAGCAGGAGCAGTTATTCTGCGGAGCATTGACTGAACAGACGGTGACATGGGCTAAGGAAAGCCAGTTTGCAATTCAGTATTTCCAGAAAAATGATTACCTGGCTAAAACGGCACTGGCAAATCCGACCAGCGCACAGAACGCTATCATCAACGTTGCGGCGATCGGCATCACCTTAAACCCGGCCAGCAAACTTGCTTATCTAGTTCCGCGCGACGGCATGGTTTGCCTTGATATCAGCTATATGGGATTACTTCACCTTGCACAGTCGACAGGATCAATTAAGTGGGGGCAATGCAAACTGGTGTACTCAAACGACACCTATGAATCAAATGGCCTTGATTCAGCACCAACTCACAAATACAACGCATTTGGTGAACGAGGCTCTATTGTTGGTGGTTATTGCACGGTTAAAACAGCAGATGGTGACTACCTGACTGAAGAAATGAGTCTGGCAGAAATTAAAGCTGTGGAAGCAACGAGCAAGGCAAAGAATGGACCGTGGAAGACATTCTGGGAAGAGATGGCGCGTAAAACCATAGTTAAACGCGCCAGCAAATACTGGCCTAAAGCCCAGCGACTGGATAATGCCATTCACTGAACCGCCCCGGGTTT